ATAATTTGGAGAGGCGTATCCCCCGTTGAAAACCGGCTTTTCCCCTCCTTTCGACCCTACGACCGCAACCTCTACCGCGTTACAATATGTAGGGAGAGCATGAGGACAAGGGTTTGTTTTTATCCAATAGAACCACCTGACCCACTTTAGATCTGCCTCTTTTGCTCTGTTCCATAGGTCTCCAGCAAACTCTTGGCCTGTAAATGCTAGAAAAAATCCACCAGAACGCAGCAAAGCAAGACTTGACTCCAGGTATTGCACTGGAGCCACATCATCCCACGAGGTCGTCTTAACCTCTAACTTCTTTGCATTGCTAAAAGGATTTTGAGATTTTATTTTAATACCATAAGGCGGGTCCGTTATCACCGCATCCACCTCCACCCCTTCCACCTTGAGAGCCTCGAGCACCTCAAGACAATCCCCACGGATCAACCTGTACCCCTCGCCTCTAACCTCGCTCATACCTTGCACCCCTTTTGGAGAAGCTCCCGGAGCCTTCCCCTGTGGGTCCAGTTCATATCAATTTTCGAGGGCTCACCGTGTCGGTCTGTTACTGCCTCGGTTAACTCGCTGGCGGTATGCTGCCAGAGGCTCCATTCTGCCCACGGTCTTGTCGAGTCTGTGGGGTATCTCTTGTCGTTGCCTCGCCGGTAATCTGCAAACCATAGGGAGGCGCCGGCCTCCATCAAGTGATCGGCCTCTCTACCTGCTAGGGAGTCGATTGCCCATCGGGCCGTGTAGATAATCCCCGGCTTCCATTCCAGGCAGTAATGGACCGACCACTCGTCTCGGGTCTTGTCTCCCTTCTCGAAGTCGTACACCGGGAGGAAGTCGAGGCGAATCCCGGCCCTCTCTATAACCTCATCGAAATTGGCGCGCTCTATCTGTGGGGCGTCGTCCTCGTCGTGTAGGTCTGGCCGTCCAAAGTGATAAGCGCCAACCAGGAGCCCCGCGTCCTTGGCCTCCTTAAACCGTTCGATCTTCTTTGTCTTCCAGTCGAACCCCTCCGAGGCCTTGATAATAACCCCTCGAACCCCGGACGCTCTGAGCTTGTGAAAGTCAACCTTGTACTGGTGATCTGATATATCCGCGATCGCTATCTGTGGAATCCCGATCTCCGTGAATACTGCCGGGCTTGCTGCCCTGCTCGAATTGTTTTGATAGTTGGCTATCTTTGTGACTGCCCGATCTGTCTGCTGTCCGTAGATGCCATCCACCTCAAGCCCTGCCGCTTGCGTCGTGTTGAGAGCCTGTTGAATGTCTCGGACTACTTGCCCACGGTCTCCCCTCTGATAACTGAAAAACATCATATCCCCCCCCTCCTGAAGTTATTCCTCTTCCAATCCGCTTCAAACCTCCAAACCTCGCCCGCCGGTCCGTAACGATTCTTGAGAATATGCGCCTGGAGCTTTGTAGGATGGAGGCCCACCTGGCCTTGACCCTCTAGGGGCTCTCTGTGGAGTCCAACAATCCAGTGACAATTCTCCTCGATAGCGCTGGTCTCTTTTAGATCTGACATTGCGGGAGGCCTTCCCTCGGCGCTCCTTCCAAACTGAGAGAGAATGATCCAGGCTCTCCCGTTCCTCTTTGCGTCCTCTGTTAGCTTCTTCACGGCTTCAGCGTAGGCGACCCGGAGTTGTTCCGCTGCAATGTCTCCACAATCAATGAGTTGGATATAATCCAGGAGGAACAAGGTCACCCCCTGCCGGCTGTACTCGTTGGCCTTGGCTATGAGTTGATCGGCGCCTTTCGGCGTGTCGTCATCAATGAGGAGCCTACGAAGGGAACTCTCCGCGCTCTCTAGGGCCGCTGATAGTTGAAAGAGGCTAGGGAGCGTTTCAAAGTAGGCGCCGGCTCTCCCCATGGCAGAATCTAGAAACTTCTTCGATACGTCTGCCGCTGGCATCTCCAGCGAAAAGATACAGGCTTTCAATTCCTGATCTGCTCTCAAGGCCTGATCTACTGTCCAGAAACCAAAAGAGCTTTTTCCCCTCCCTGGTCTTGCTGCAATGCATCCGATCTGCCCTCTCTGGATTCCCCCACCCAGTCCGGCATTGATGCACTCCTCATAGACTGGGACCCCTGTATCTATCCGCGTGTCTAGCTTCTCGCCTGCTAGCATCTTCTGGATCCGCTCGTAGTATTCCACGGCGCTCTCTATGGCATTTCCTACCTTTTTGGATCTGTCGTCCTTCTTCTCCCTCTCCACAAACTCCCGGAGAATGGATTCCGCCTTTACTCCATCCTTAGCCTTCACCGCTTGGATCGCTTCTATTGCTGCCGTCCTGGCTTCTTTTTGCTGTCTGATGTCGTCGAGGTGTTTGAAAACAAAAGGCTCGAGGAATGAAATGGGATAGACGTACCCTCGATCAATTCCTAACACCTCAATCACTGCCTTAGATTCCGGCTGGCCTGCTGTCTCCTTTAGCATCTGGAGCATATCTAGACCGTTACCCATAAGGCGCGCCATGCTCTGGAAATCCTTAGAGATAAACCGATCCGGATCCGGGCATTCCTTCAGGTCTGGATTGATCTCCCAGTCAGATATGTATGAGGCTATGGCGCTGGCTTCTAGCATCCGAACATAATCACTCACCCTCTCACCTCCTCCAGTATCTCGAGCGCTCTGGAGCTTGGCTCCTTTTCTTCTTTTTGTGAGAGGGAGGGACGACCCCCTAGGGAGGCGCCTCCTCTCTCTTCTCTTCTCTCTCTCTCTGAAGGAGAGAGAGTACCCGCGCGTGAGTGTAGCGGGGAACCCTCCGTAATATTAGGGATTTCACCGGGAGATTTTTTCCTGTGCTGCGCCTTTTTGGCGGAAGATTGGCGGAACACATGCCCCCAGTACTCCAGAGAATAGGCCGGCCCCGAGTCCAGGAGGAACCCGGCTTCCTGAAGCTCCAGAAGGGCCTTCCCGGCTCTCGCTGGTTTAATGGGGAGACCTGCTAGGGCTCGGGCCTTCCTCGGGCACTTTGGCACCTCTCCGGACTCTGAGCGCGCCCAAAGGAGTAGAAGCATTTTTAGGGTAACTTCTGATAGGTCTAGAAATTCCGGATCTGAAAACCATCTCGAGGGGAATGGAATCCATTTTTGATTAATTTTTCTCATGGCTTCTTTCTCCTGATATCGACCTCTAGATCTTGATCTGGAAAGAGCAGATCGAGAAGCCCGACCTCTCCCCCTGTAGCCTCGCATATTGCAAGCGCTGTTGCCGGTTTCACGGTCTTTTGCTCTCCCTTGACATACCGCCAGAGGGTAACAACCGGAACCCCTGAGCGCCGGGAAAGCTCGGACACTGTGATAGATTCTTTTTCTATGTATTCGTTCAATTTCATAGTTGACAAATTCGGGGAAGTTGGTTCTTCTGTCAAGCATGAATTACCAAAAAAGAAAAAAACCAAAGGAACACGGTTATCAGTCTGCTACCAGTCGAGAGGACTGGCTAGCCTGGAGAAATACGGGGATCGGTGGGTCTGATGCTGGGGTAGCTCTCGGCGTTAATCCGTACTCCTCCCCGCTCCGACTGTACCTTGAGAAGAAGAAGGGAATAAGATTCCCTGTGACGGGAACCGCGATCGATCTAGGTCATCAACTGGAGCCTCTCGTAGTCGCTCAAGCCCAGGCTTTTTATCCTCGAAGGATAAAGGCCGTGGAAGAGTTGCCTATGATGTCACACCCTGACTATCCATGGATGCTGGCAACGGTAGACGCTGGGGTGGTGGCTGGCTCTCATGGACCGGGGATAATTGAAGCAAAGACCGCATTCTCTAGGCATGGCCACATGGGCTGGCTAGAGGGTAAAATTCCAAAGCATTACCGCGCGCAAGTCCTCCACTATTTAGCCGTAACGGGGAGATCTTGGGGTTGTATTGTAGCCCTTACAGAAGGGCCGAACTGGTACAAGCATATCCTAGAGCCGGAGCGCCACGAGCTTGAAGATCTGATCGAGGCTGAGGGGAGACTCTGGAAAGCTATTCAAGAGGATGATTTCGAATTTCTCATAGACGGAACCGACAAGACAACCCAGGCGCTAGCCGCTCTCTATCCGGAGGCGGAGGAGCTGAAGGAGATAGACCTCCGAGGGAATAGCAAGGCAGAGGATGCCGTCTCTCAATATCTCACCTCTAAACGATTCGAGAAGGCCGCCGGAGAAGACAAAAAAGAGGCAGAGAACCGGATCAAGTCTATGATGGGAGATCACGAGGTGGCGCACTTTGGATCTGTGGAAATTAAATGGAAGAACACGGCCCGAGGCCGTCGATTTACTGTAAAGGAGCTATGAAATGTTACCCACGAAGAAAACCTTTAAAACCTACGACTATCGGAAGATGTCGGGCTTGGTGTATGGCCGTCCCAAGATCGGAAAGTCTACTTTTTGCGCCGGTTTGGACTCTGGGAAGGTGCTCTTCCTTGACACTGAGGACGGGACAAAGCATCTCGACGTCTATCAGATGCCGATCAAGTCCTGGGCGGATATCGATCAAGCGTCGAGGGAGCTTCTTACAACCGATCACGGGTTTTCGCTGGTGGTGGTGGATACCGTGGCCGCCCTGCGGGATATGGCGATCGAGAAGGTGCTTTTCGAAATGAAGGCGCCTTCGATAGCCTCCGGGAAATTCTCCGCCCATGGTAGAGGGTGGGTCCAGGTCAATAAGCTCATGACGAACCTTTTTACTCGTCTCCTGGCTGGTTCTTTTGGGTGTTACTTTGTAGACCATGAGAAAACCGTGGAGACCACTCCAGACGGAAGGATGATTAAGCCAGAGGAGAACTATAACGGCCCTTCTGTCCTACGCATCCAACCCGCTCTGGGAGGGAAGGCCGGCCTTACCTTAAAGGGGCTTTGTGATCTGGTGCTGCGCGCTACTATTGACGAGAAAGGAAATCGAATTCTTCAGACGTGCAATTCGTCAACGGTCGAGGCCGGGGACAGATCGGGAGTATTGCCAAAGGTTATGCCTCTAGAGCCCCAAGCATATGTCGAGGCCTTTCGGAAGGCTTTAAAGAAATCCGCTTCGTAGAGGGGAGGATATGGAAGGCCCACCATAGCTGACCATACCGGGGGAGGGTAAAACCTCCATTGACTGAAAAGGAAGCCTCTACCGTTCTCTCCTGTCTTGCAACGGTGTAAGGGAGGGGAGGCCGCTTCCGCTTTTTTTGGAGGATGATATGCCTAGTGATTTTTTTGAGACAATGAGGGAGAACCAGGGGAACCGAATCAATCGAGAAGATCAATTCCGTGGCGCTGGTAGATCTGAAGTAGGAGCTGAGCCGAGGGAGGAAAGGCCCTCTCTCCACTCTCCCAGTATTGAAAACACCGAAGAGACACCCCAAAAAGAGCCGCCGCCTTTCTCTGGCTGATCTTTATCCCATCGGCTCGGGCCGCCTTCCTAAACTCTGTAAGATC